AGCGAGAAGGCGTTTTTTCTAGCTAAGTGGAAGGGGACAGATATGTCTACACAAATTACAACTGCGTTTGTGAATCAGTTCTCCAGCAATGTCACTCTGCTCTCGCAGCAGCGTGGATCATTACTGCGTAGTGCAGTCAGCGAGGAGTCTGTCACAGGCGAAAAAGCTTTCTTTGATCAGATTGGTGCATCAGCAGCCATCAAGCGTACATCGCGTCATTCAGATACTCCGATTGTGGATACTCCGCACTCTAGGCGTATGGTTACGATGGATTCGTATGAATGGGCTGATCTGATTGATGATGCTGACAAGGTTCGTTTATTGATTGATCCGACATCAGCCTACGCTCAAACAGCCGCAAACGCGATTGGCCGAGCAATGGACGATGCGATTATTTCGGCGGCCACCGGAACAGCAAGCACAGGAAAGGCTGGTACAACCAGCACATCACTGCCAACAACACAGCAAATCTTTGCTGATGGCGATGTTGGTTCGGATGGTGGTGGAACAGATGCTGATTTGACCATAGCAAAACTGCTGACGGCCAAAGAGATTCTGGACAAGAACTCAGTTGATCCTTCAATCCCACGTTTCATCGTGGTTGGCCCAGCTCAGATCTCATCACTGCTTTCAACGACTCAGGTCACATCAAGCGACTTCAATACTGTCAAAGCCTTGGCTCAAGGGCAGATTGATTCGTTCCTTGGCTTCCAGTTCATTGTGAGCAACCGCTTGTCACTCAACTCATCAAACAATGAGCGAACCTGTATTGCGTTTGCTTCTGATGGTATTAAGCTTGCGGTCGGTAAAGATGTGATGGCTCGGATTGAGGAACGCGCTGATAAGAGTTTCTCTACCCAGGTTTACTACTGTGCAACTTTCGGTGCGACTCGCATGGAAGAAGAGAAGGTAGTTTCAATCATCTGTGATGAAGACGCATAAGGAGATAAATCATGGCTAATGTAAATCAAACTCTCGCGTCAAACTTTGTTGCTGATCCACAGGTCATGTCGCCAGCGCACCAGCTGGCTGGCTCAATGCGTGTCGCTTGCGGCACGATTGCTCTGGCTGCTGGCGATCTTAGTGCTGGTGATACTGTGATGTTGGCCCCTGTGCCTACAAATGCAGCGGTGATTAGCATCAAGATCTTCTGCGATGACTTGGATTCTGGAACAACCAACACCTGTGATGTTGGCTTGTATACCTCAGATGGCGAGGTCACAGCAAAAGATGACGATGCGTATGCAAGTGCGATTACTGATTTACGCGGTGCAATTACCGTGGGATTAGAGGTTGCGTTTGAGGCACGAGACATCAACAAGATGGGTCAACAGGTATGGCAGGATGCGGGTCTTTCAGCAGATCCAAACGAGCAATACTTCATCGGCCTGAAGTTTGATGCCGCTGGTGATACCGCAGGAGATTTCTCCTTCATTATTACCTACGTTGTTGACTAACAGGCAGGGGCAGCAATGCCCCTTTTCTGAGGAAATACGATGGCTTCAGTCGTTGATATATGTAACAGTGCGCTCAACCAGATTGGTGCGTCGAACATCATCTCACTGACCGAAGACAGTAAATCTGCCCGAATCCTGAACCAGCGTTATGACTTTGTGCGTGATGCTGTGTTCAGGGCTCACCCTTGGAACCCTTTGATCACTAGAGTGGTGCTTGCTCCTGATGCGACTGCACCCGCTTTTGAGTTTACAAATCAGTTTACTTTGCCCACAGACCCATTTTGTCTGCGAGTCTTGAGCTTTGACTTTCATGATATTGTGTATCGGGTAGAAGGTAGAAAGATCTTGTGTAGCGAAGACACGATCAATCTGCTGTATGTCGGGAGAATCACTGATCCAAATCAATACGATACGCTCTTGATCGAAACGATTGCAGCGGCATTGGCTGCTGATATTGCGTATCCACTTGTGGGCAGCAACACACTTGCACAACAGTTCCGTATTGTTTATGAGGAAAAACTTAGAGAAGCTCGATTTGTTGATGCGACTGAGGGAACTCCAGCCAGCATAACCAGTGTCACAGATAGTGGTAGCATTGAGGCAGATACGTTTATCAGATCGAGGTTCTGATGGCGAAGGCAAGCCCAACCTTTTCAAACTTTACCGCCGGTGAGTTGTCTCCCAAGCTTGATGGCCGTACTGAGCTATCCAAGTATTTTAATGGTGCGAAACAGCTTCAGAACTTTCTTGTCGTCCCCCAGGGCGGCGCAACACGCAGACCAGGCACTCAATTCATTGCGGAAACAAAAACAAGCGCGAATGCTGCAAGGCTTATTCCATTTGAGTTTAACGTCACTCAGGCTTATGTCTTGGAGTTTGGTAACAACTATTTTCGCATATTCAAGGACGGTGGACAGGTTGTTGACGGAAGCAGTAACCCAATCGAGGTGACGACTACATACACATCTGCTCAGCTACCAGGACTTAAGTTTGCTCAGTCTGCTGATGTTATGTTTATTGTGCATCCAGATCACAAGCCCAGACAGATCACTCGGACAGATCATGACGCCTGGACTATCACTGATGTGGCATTCCGTCGAGGCCCAATGCTTGATCCACAGCTTGATGGAACAACGCTGACTGCTAACGGTAGAACTGGGACGGGTGTAACCATCACAGCAAGTGCAAACACCTTTGCGTCTACGGATGTCGGTCGTCTTGTGAAACTGCATGATGGGTTCGCAGAGATCACTGCTTTTACAAGTGCAACGTCAGTCACAGCAACGATCAAAGAGAATGAAGACCGTCGATCGGAACTAATGCCATCGATGACCGCGACGACTATTTCTTTCCATGAGGGTGATCCAAGTGGAACGGGTCTTGAGCATAATGATCGCTTACAGGACTCGGCTGGTGGATTCCTGAGTGAAGGATTCAAGGTTGGGATGAAGGTCACAATCACCGGAAGCACCAGCAACAACAAGACTTCTGCGCTTATCGTCACCGTCACCGCTGATACCATTTTGTTTGCGCCTTCCGTTGACCTGGTTGATGAGGCAGCAGGAGATACAGTCACAATTAATGGTGACCTGGTAGCTGATGATGAGTTCTCTCTTGGAGCATTTTCAACAACCACAGGATTCCCTGCAGCGGTTGCATTCTTTGAGCAACGTCTTGTTTTTGCCAACACCACAGCAAACCCACAGACCATGTTCTTCTCCGTTGGTGGAGACTTTACTGATTTTGCAATCGGCACAAGAGACGACTCGGCCCTGGTGTACACGATCGGAAGTAACCAGGTCAACGTAATTCGATACCTGACTAGCTCCCGGCAGCTCTTGGTTGGAACGTCAGGCGGTGAGTTTGTGGTGCGCGCGGGATCAGTTGATGCACCGATCAGTCCTACTAACACGCAGATCAAGCGCCAGGCAAGTTATGGCTCTGCTGACATACAGCCAATTACTGTCGCCAACGTAGCTCTGTTTGTACAACGCGCGGGGCGGAAGTTGCGAGAGTTGACCTACAACTTTGATACTGATTCCTATATTGCGCCTGACATGACCTTACTTGCGGAACACATCACAGAGGGCTTGATCAAAGAGATGGCGTTTCAGCAAGAGCCAGATAATGTTGTTTGGTGCATCCTGAAAAACGGAAAGTTTGTAGGGATGACCTACAGGCGGGAAGAAGATGTTGTCGCTTGGCATGAGCATATTTTTGGCGGTGTCAGCGGGGCTTGTACTATAACGGTCACAGATTTTGCGAACATAGCAGTAGGCACTACGCTGACTTTTACCAAGTCTGATGGAAATACGGTAACATTTACATCTGAAGCTTCCAGCGGTGAGTCTCCCTCTTCATCGCTGGGCTTCAGGCCTAATGAATCCAATGACACCACAGCAGATAACATCTTCACAGCAGTCAACGCTCATGCTGATTTTACTGTAGCAAACCCCGCTGCGAATGTGGTGACGATTGAGGAAACGCAAAGAGCAGGGTCTGGATTTCTTTCTGTTGTCAGCACCGATACAACTCGGTTGGCAACGACAGATCAAAGCTTTGCTCTGGCAGAATCAGTTGCAGTCATCCCATCTGAGACTACTGAGGACGAGGTCTATGTTCTGGTCAATCGCACGATCAATGGCTCAACCAAACGATATGTCGAGCGTATGAAGCCGATTGAGTTTGGAACAGATATTGAGAATGCCTTCTTTGTTGACAGTGGCTTGACCTACTCTGGGAGCGCAGCAACGACGATCAGTGGGTTGAATCACCTGGAAGGGGAAAATGTTCGGATCATTGCGAATGGGTCAACCCATCCTGACAAGCTTGTAAGCAGTGGCGCAATCACGCTTGATCGCTCAACAACAAAAGCCCATATCGGATTGTCCTACGAGTCAACATTACAGACAATGCGAGTCGAAGCTGGCGGGACAGAGGGAACCTCACAGGGCAAGACAAAACGTATACGAGACCTGACATTGCGTGTCTTGAATTCGGTTGGTGCGAAAGTCGGGCCAGATGAGAGCAATCTTGAGCTTATCCCTTTTCGGGACAGTTCAATGAGTATGAACGAGGCAGTTCCTCTGTTCACAGGGGATAAAGACATTGAGTTTCCATCGGGGTATGATTCTGATGGGTTTATTGTGGTGAAGCAGGATCAAGCACTTCCCTTGACAATCCTATCAATCTTCCCACGGTTGCAGACATTTGATAGGTAGATATGGGCGCACCAGCAATAGCAGCGGGAGCAGCAGTCGGATCATCGCTTCTTTCAGCGCGAGCAACTATACAGGCGGGTAAAGCTCAGGCAGCCGCCGCAGATTTCAATGCCCAGGTCAATGAAAGGAATGCTAAGAAGGCGCAGATTGATAAGCGCAGTGCAAGACTAGGCTCAGAACTTGCGATTCAGCAGTTCCAAAATGAGTTCCAGAAACTTCAAGCAACTACTGGATCAGTTCTCAGGAAAAATGGTTTTGATACGTCTGGCGGGACTCCTGCTTTGATTGCGCTGGAGAATGCAAGACAGGCAGATTTGGAGATCGCTGCAAGAAGATTTAATGCGAGCGTCGAATCACAGGCGTTTGATGAAGTTTCTGTTGAGCAGGATCTACAAGCGAGTTTGACTAGAATGGAAGGGGCGGCAGCGAGTAAAGCTGCCAGAACAAGGGCAGCAGCAACATTGCTGGGCGGGGCAAGTTCCGCTTACACAACGTACAAGATGTCATGAAAGTCCCAACATACAAACAAGAAACAGCTAGAACAAGAGAAACAGGGTCTCGCAACTTTTCTGCCCAGGTAAGCGGTAGAGCTTTGGCGGCTCCGTTTGAAGCGCAAGCAGAAGTCTTTGGTCAGCTTGCCAATCAATCTTTAGACTTTATGAGCGCGCAACTCAAAAGAGAGCGTGACAGCGAAGAAACAAAAGAATCATTAGCGATTTTAGAAGAAAGACAAAAAGTAAAACAAATCATCAACCAAACTCCAGTTGGAGAAACCTTCTCAACCGAAAACATCACTGGGCCTGGTAATCGATTCAGGACTGGGGATTCAATAGTATTCAACTCTGAGTCTGCGGCTGAAAACTTTTACCGCAGATCAATGGATGAGTTTCGCAAACAACGTGGATTTAAGTTTGCGACTGAAAAAAGAGAGCAAGCCTTCAATAGTGCGCTAGAGCGTGATGACATCTTTGAGACATCAGATATTGTCAATAAAGCTAGGGTTCGCTTGGTTCAAAATGCTGTTGCAGTGCATGATCAAGAAGTCGCTGCCTTGACAAATCAACTGAGGACGACAGCTTCTGAGATATCAGACATTGAAGCAGTATCTTTTGATAGCGCTGGTTTTGATAATGAAATTAATTTCTTCTCTCTGACAGATAGCAGGATTCAAGCTATCTTTTCGCGCATCGATAAGTCTATTGACCAAGCAGTTGCTAATGAACTTTACACAAAGGTAGAGGGACAGAAGCTCAAGAACAACATCAGAAGTAACACTTCTTACGACATCATTAAAGAGAAAATCGAATTTTCAAATAATCCTCAATTCCTAGAGGAGGTATCT